GGAGGTACAGCAGGTAAGTATATTACAGGTACTATCTTGATATTTGGTACAGGCGGTGATATGCAGAGTGGAACAGTAGACTTTGCAGAGATGTTCTACAATCCTATAGAATTTGGCTGTATGCCATTTGTTAATATATGGGATGAGAATGCAGAGAATAGTTATTGTGGATTCTTCCATCCTGTGTATCTTAATATGGAAGGCTACTATGATAGCCAAGGGAATAGTGATATAGAAGGAGCTAAGGCAGAAGAATTAGGGACAAGGGATAGGTTAAGGAAGAATGCTTCTTCATCTGCTGTTATACAGTCTAGGATGCAGGAATACCCTATGTCTCCTTCAGAGGCATTCCTTACTGTTTCAACTAATGATTTCCCTATTGTTGAGCTTACTCGTAGGAAGAACATTATATTAAGAGATAACCTTCATATCAAATTAGGTCAGCCAGTTAATCTAGTTAGGAAGTGGACTGGTGATGAAGGTAGAAGGAAGAGTATAGTAGTAGCAGAGCCTATATTACATACAGATATAGAAGGACTATGGACTTACAGACCTAAATCTGCTGACCTTAGAGGCATACCCATCATATACAAATATCCTATAAGCAATCCACCTAAGGGCTTATACAAGATAGGCTTTGACCCTTACAGACAAGCTAACTCATCAGCTATTGTACCATCTCTTGCTAGTATCACAGTATATAAGGGATTCCATAAGTTTAGTTATGATAGGGATACCATAGTGGCACAGTATGTAGGTAGACCATACAACCCTGATGATGTGAACAGGATAGCAGAGATGTTTGCTGAATTGTACAATGCAGAAATAATGCACGAAAATGAGGTAACTCACGTTAAAAATTACTTTGAGAAGAAAAATAAGCTACATTTGTTAGCAGCCCAACCTGATGCTGTCATATCTAAGAACATCAATAACTCCAAGGTAAGTAGGATATGGGGGATACACATGGTAGAGAAGTTGAAGGATGCAGGTGAGAAATACATAAAGAGATGGCTACTTACGGAGAGAGACTACGATGAACATGGGGAAGCTATATACAATCTAGATACTATCAATGACCCAGCTTTAATAGAGGAGCTAATACTATATAATAGGAAGGGTAACTTTGATAGGGTAATGAGCTTTATGATGTTGATGTTCCAGATAGAGGAAGATGGAGCAGATAGAACCTTCGGTGATAGTAATGATGATGAAGACTCTATAAGAGAGATAGAAGAGCTTCTCTCTAGGCAGTTTAGAAAGGCAGCCTAAAAAGTGACCTAAAATGAGGCTAGAATTTCAACTTGTATGGGAAAAATGGAAAGCTCTATGTGTGTGTGTGTGTGTGTGTGTGTGTGTGTGTGTGTGTTATATATGGTGTCGTCATATATAATAAAAAAAGATTAGTTTTAGAGTCCTTCTTTTTGAAGCTACATATAATAAATAACGATAACTGATGGCAAGCATTAACCTGTTTAACGAGCATTCAGTAGACAACCTTCATAGGCTAACTCAAAGGCAGAAGGATGCCAATGATAAGGAATGGTATAAGAGGAAGGCAGACCTGGTAGATAACTTTGGTCTATCAGGTAGAGGTAATAACCTGTTCAACTTCCATAATATAGGGGAATATAAGAGGAAGAAGGTAAACTATGACTTGTTCAATAATATACTGGATAAGAGTGAGCTAGGCTATATAGCTACTCAGTTTGAGGATGTGGGGGAACTTCCAGCAGATATATCTAATAAGGATATACTCTCTAACAAAATAAAGTTACTGATGGGTATGGAAGCTAAGATGCCATTCTCATATAGGGTGATAGCTACTAATCCAGAAGCTACTAGTAGAAGAGAGCAGACTGAAGCTAAGATGGTTAAGGAGTTTGTGACTAATGAGATAATGAAGCCTATAGACCAGATGCTCAAGCAACAACAGATGGAAGCTACTAAAGGTAGGCAACTAAGTCCAGAGGAATTGAAACAACTGGAAGCAGAGATAGCAGAGCAGAGGAAAGCCATGACTCCTGATGAGATATATAAGTACATGGCTAGAGACCATACAGACCCTTATGAAGCACTGAATAATCAGATATTAGAATATCTAATTAATACAAAGAATCTGTTTGATAAGTTTAACTTAGGATGGAAACATGCTTTGTTATCTGCTGATGATATATACTTTGTAGGCAGGCTTAATGGTGAACCTGATATAATACCAGTTAATGCCTTGTTCTTTGAATATGATAGAGATAGTAGTGCTACTATGGTACAGGATAGAGAATGGGCTAGGTATGAGTGGAGAATGAGTCCTTCACAAGTAATAGCCCAATATGGTAGTGAGCTTACAGTTGAAGAGATAGATAAGGTGTATGCTTATAATGAGAATCCTATGAATGTTAGTGATTCTATGTTTACCTTTGACCAGACTAACTTTGATGAAGGAGAGAGTTTAAGAGTAGCCCATCTAGTATGGAAGAGCTTAATGAAAATAGGGTTCTTGACTTATAGGGATAGAAAGGGGAAGCAAAGGATGTTGTTAGTAGACGAGAACTATAAGTTTAACAAGAGTGGTGGAGATATAAGGATAGAGTGGGAGTGGATACCTGAGACACATGAATGTACTAAGATAATGAATGACATTTATGTGATGGGTAGACCAGTACCAGATCAAGATAAAACTCTGGATAACCTATGGAATGCCAAGCTGCCTTACTATGGTTGCACAAGTGACAACCTAAACTCTGTACCTACTGCACTAATGGATAGAGGTAAAGTATTCCAATATTACTATGATATTATAATGTATAGGATAGAGCTATTAATGGCTAGTGATAAGGGTAAGATACTTGCTGCTAACATTAAGGCTGTACCTAAATCAGCAGGGATAAACACAGAAAGGTTTATCTACTTCATGGAAGCTAATAAGCTAGCCTTCTTTAATCCTAATGAAGAAGGTAATAAGTCAGGCCCAAGAGAGATATCTAATATAGCTACTGTACTAGATATGAGTCTAGCTAATGAGATAGACAAGTATATCTCTCTGGCAGAGTATATAGAGAGGAAGTGTGGTACAGCTATGGGTATTAGCCCACAGATGGAAGCACAAATACAACCTGATGAACCAGTAGGGAATACTAGACAGAATCTTGTGCAAAGTTCACACATAATCCAGCCTTATTTTCAAGCACATAATACAGTTAAGAGAGATGCTCTAACAGCAGTACTTGAGGTAGCTAAGAGTAGATATAGTGAGGATGATGCTCCAGAGGTACTTCATTGGGTACTTGATGATATGAGTTTGAAGATGCTATCCTTGAACCAGAAGAACAAGGATATGCTAAGGAATAGTAGAGTGGGACTATATGTAGCTAATTCTGCTAAGGATGAGGATGCTAAGAATGCAATAGTTAATCTAGCCCAGGCTGCTATGCAGAATGATAAGGCTACTCTGGGAGATATTATCAAGGTTATGAAGTCTAATAGTCTTCAAGATGTAGAAGAACAATTAGCTGTAGCTGATGCTCATGCACAGCAGAGAGAAGATGCTATTGCACAAAGACAGCAACAGCATGAGAAGGAAATGCAAGCTATGGTTGCACAGGCTGAGACTGATAGACATAAGAATGCTATTGATGAGATAATAACGAAGGCCAGAGAAGATAGGCAAACTAAGAAGGAAGTAGCAGCTATTACAGCATTAGGTTTTGCAGAAGATAAAGATGTGAATGATAATATTACACCAGATGTATTGGAAGTGGCTAAGATACAGGGAGACTTGGCTATTAAGGGCCAGAAGGCAGCAACAGAAGAGAGGAGTCAGTCATTGGAAGAGCAGAAATTTCAACATCAGAAGGCTCAGGATGAGCATCAGAAGAAGATAGATAAAGAGTATGTTGAAATTGATAGGAAGAAAGCAAGCAAACCTACTGGTCAAAAATAGGTGTTTGCTCTATAATCATTTAATCAAATAGTTCAGTTTCAATCTGAATAAAAGTTCAGTTTAAATCTTAAATTACAACAGGTTATGGCAAAGAATGTACTAGCTACCTTCCCACTTGACGATGGGGAAGAAAGCTTCTTCGGAGTAAAGGCTGATGCAGGGTTCAGCCAGAGTCACATAGACAAGATAATCAAAGAGGTAAAAGAGGAAGGAGATGTTACAGAGGATGAAGATGATGATGCAGGGGAGAAAACTAGGTTAGATGATGACAAAGCTAAGGCTAAGAAGGCTAAGGCTAAACCAGAGGATGAAGGTGAAGGTGAAGATGAGGGAGAAGAAGATGTGGATTTCACCTTTGATGATAAAGAACCTAGTACAAAACCTAAAGCTAAGTCAGATGAAGAAGACGAAGCAGAGAAGAAGAAAAGAGAAGCTGCTAAGAGAAGAGAAGAGATTGAGGAAGATGATGATGAGGAAGATGATG